GCTTACATCCAAGACAAGCACTCTCTGCGGGGTCGTACAGACAAGTGCCTATACACGGAGATCTAACATTTGATCTATTTTGTCTTGCCATAATTTTTTAAACTCTGGGTTCTGTGCCCTATCTCTAGCGCGTCGAAGTGCTCGCATTCTTGCGAGTACACGTGTCATGCGTTGCTATAGATAAAGCTCGGATCGGTAAAATGGTACGGATCTTCTGCGCAGTTGTCTTCTTTGCCTGCTTCGATAAACCAGTTAGTAATAAATCCATTATGTACAATGCAAGCATATCTCCAAGAACGCTCACCAAAGCTCAAGTTATCTTTGGTTACATTCATATCCATTTGTTGTGTAAAACTACAAGAACCGTCAGGAATTACTTTAACATGCTCAAGTTGATTATCCTTTGCCCATTTGTTCATTACAAACGAATCATTTACAGACACACAGCAGATATCGTCTAGGTTATACTTTGACTTTAATTCTGCTGCCATCTTCTCAAAGTTTGGAAGCTGATAGGTAGAGCAGGTAGGTGTGAAAGCGCCTGGAAGAGAGAAAAGTAGTATTCTTTTACCTCCAAAGATATCCCAGGTACTCACCTCTTCCCACTCAAACTCACCCTTGTAGTTTTCAATACGAGTATTAAATACAACAGAAGGTACATGAGTTGGAAGGGCTCTCCAACGAGTGTCTTCATACATCTCACGTTCATTTCTAACACAGTTAATAATTGCTTTCATTAGTTTTCCTTGTCTTATTCTCAACGGATACGTGTACCAATCTTACTGAGAAATTACTAGTTAAGAGTGCTTCTGGATAGCCTTTCGCTATCAACCACTCACGTTTTGTAGCTACCTCAAACAGCCCCCAATTAGGAGGACAGGGTTGAGGAAAGCCATAGTCCTCCCCTTTTAAGGGAAGAACCATTAATATTGTATTCATGTTTAAAAAGTTTGGTTTACTAATAAGTTTTCGAGTTACGATCCGAATAACCCCCAGCCATGGTTGGCTATTGCATTAAGTATAATGGCGACACAAGTGGCCATATGAGTAAACCACCATGTGGTTCTAATTAAGGCGATTGTATCTGCCTGTCCGTCGGTCTCTCCAACTTTCTCTCCTAGGCTTTTCGCCCACAATCTCCATAATTTTCTCACTCTACCCCAAGTCCTTAGTCTCATGTTTAGATCTCCGACGCACCCGTTTATTATAACTACGTTTAATTAGTTTTAATGCTTTTCTGCCAAACCTATGCCACTTGCGAGCTTTGGTGAGTGCATCATACTCATCCCCACTTTTTAATGGGGTAGTTCTTCCTTCTTTCACTCCAAGTCCCCTTGCTTTAAGAGATCCTCAAAAATTGCCCATACTCTAGCCATTCTTAGAGCGTGCATGTGCTCTAAGCCTAGCAGTTGATTTTGTAACGTATCACACTCCTCAAGGCTTAAATGCAACTTATCTGTGCTATGAAATACTAGATCAATATCGTCACATGTATTCCAAGCATTCATAATAGCAGTTTCTAAATCAAACCTAGTTTTTTCCATTACTCTTCTCCTAGTTCAAGAAATCCGCGTGGAGGCAACTGATTTAAGACCGCTAACTTATCTTCAAACTCGGCAATCTTACCGATCTCTAACGATATAGTTTCCATAACATCAATGTGCTCACCTACACCAACTGGGTTGGCAAGGAATATTTCCACATTCATTTTATGTTTACTGATCTCACCACTATAATGACTTCGTAAAGCCTCGATCATGTTAGTTCTCATATTTTTAACCATTACTCTTCTCCTAATTCAAATTGTACTAACCAGTAAACCGCTTCTTGCCTTGTCATGAATCTGGGGCTTACAGCTTCTTCTACTGCATTAACCCAAAACCACTCTCCCCACTCATGTCTAAGCCTCACAGCCAGCTCCTTACTATATTAATCATTATTAAATACACACATAACAAGTTCGAGAGTACTATAAAAGTACGTATTGCAGAAATTCTATTCTCATTCTGTACATCATACCCATCTTCCTCATCAAACGAACCGAGTGCGTGTTTCCAAATTATCCAAATCTTTTTCACTTACCATCCTCGTGCTGAACTTTCATTGAAACTTCTGTATACCAATCCTGAAAGTCTCTAAGGTCTTCTTTTAATTCGAAGCGTAATGTGTCCGTATAGCTTTCTGTAAAGGTTTTAAGATCCCACCGCCATTCAAAGCAACAGGTCTTACACCAGTTTATTACAGGAGCGCGGATATCAGTATGCGTGTGTATCTCATAATACGAAGCCCTCACCCACTTACTTTTGTGATCACTTATCTCTTGAGGTGTCATTTTTTTCCCCTTCTTTAATCGATTTATTCATTTCTTCGTAGTCGCGTTTAGCCTCCCATTCAGTCTGCTCGTCTAAAACAAACAGAATGCTGCCCCATGAACATGCCAAAGCAATACCTAAAACTACAAAGGCTATGGAAATATCCATAGCCATACTTAAAATCTCCATTACACATTCTCCCATAGTAAGTCTGTTAGTATTTCTTCGTAGGCATATGCCTCAACTTCCCACGGGGTCTCAGCGTACTCAAGCTCTTCACAGTCAATAGTCATTTCGTTGTGCTTCCACACATGGTCAGTCATATTGATTTGTTGCTTGCAAAACTGTTTTGCATGGGTAAGCTCGTGTGCAAGATTGCTTGCAAGCTCATGAGGTTCGTATGCAACTACTTCGTTATCTTCATATTTCCAGTGAGTTCCTACAATGATTGCAGACTCAATATCGTCTCCGGTACAAAAACCTGCATGAGTACCTGTCTTATCGGCAAACTTCTTGAAACGAATGTTTATGTCGTATACCGCATTCTCTGGAAAAAGAGCTACAATACACTCATCAATAAACGTATCAAACTCTGGGAATCTTTTGCCTTCGGTGGTTACTTTTATCATAATATTCTCTCCTATTTATGAAACTATTATACACCTCATTCAGTAGGTTGTCAAGACTTATTTCAAGGAAAGAGGGTTCGCTGCCAGCTTTTCTTGGCGTTTTCTTTCTCGCACTCTTGCAGCTGCTTTCTTCTTTTGCTTTTTAGTGGTAGGCTTTTCATATGCTTCTTTTTCTTTGTAGTCAAAAAGCTTATTGCTATCATTAATTTTTCTTTTAAAAATACGGAGTGCTTGTTCAACATTACCGTTACGTACTCTAACATTCATTCATTGTCCTCTAGTATAAGCCAGAAACACATTATTGCACAAACTAGTGCCCATTCAATAATTCCCATTATGTTATAAACCTATATCCTCTCTTACGTATGTAAGATACTTGATTACGAATAGACTGGACAGTCCGACCAGGAAGCATTTTTACTACACTATCAATATCTAACTGATAATAGTGAGAAGCAAGTATTCTTCGTTCGTCGGTTGTCCAAGGTCTTTTTTTATATTTTTTCATGGGATTATTATATCGAAATGCGGTTACTTTGTCAAGAAATTTTTTTAGGGTCGCTCAAAAATTTTTCTTGACTTTTAGTGTTAATTTGGGTATAATTGCCTCATAAAAGATCTAAAAGTGCCCATAGGATTTCAAGAAAGTTCTTGACTTCTTACTTAATTCTACGTATAATAGTTTTTCTAAAGTGAAGAAACGAATACAAGACCGGGAGAAATCAATGTTAATGTTAGAGTTAGCTGTACTACTATTTTGTATGATAGGATGCGGACTTACATGTCACGCCCTAGGCAAGCAAGAAGGGATAGAAACAACAATTGAACATCTAGTAGACAAGGGGCTGCTAGAACTTGAAGAAGAATAAGCTAGTCATACAGGAAGATAAGGACAAAGAGAATAGAGTAGTATACAAAGTACTAGACAGCAACAGGCTCTTTCTTATCACACACAGTAAAGACGTAGCAGAAAGAGTTTTTAAAGCACTTAAATTAGACTATAAAAAGGAAAAAGAAAATGCCAGCAAAGTTTAAAGAATCAGCAAAAATTATGGTAGACCGTCAAGCGAAGAAGTACCGAACAGTACATTACTACTTGAAAAATACTCCTACACAAGAAATCGTAGATGCAGTAAACAATAGTAATACTAAACGTAAGCACGTACAGAAGTATACAAACGAGCTTACTAGACGAGGCGTTAGTGTCTAGGGTAACAATATACAGTAAAGATAACTGTATATGGTGCGATAGAGCAGCAGCTTTGTGTAAGGCAAAGGGATTAATCTACACAGTATTAAAGCTGGGCGTAGATTACGAAGTAGAGGATTTTACCTCTCACTTTCCCTATGCAAAGACAGTTCCTCAAATTTACTTAGATGGAAAGCATATAGGTGGATACCTCGACCTACTGGATGAGGTATAGGTAAATTAGGCTCGCCTTAGAGTAGCCTATGTATGGGGCTATTGCCCAGGTTCTAGTGGAGAACGAAGTGAGAAAAAGAGATGAGGCCGCTTGCATATTATGTTCAGTGGTTGCAGCAGTAAGCTGTTTAGCCTTGCCGTTATTAACAATATACGCCAGCGCAGCAGGTATGTAACAATACCTAAGGAGACCACATGAATAGAGAACAAGTACAGAAACAATTAGCAGTAGACGAAGGGATAGTACATGAAGTATACCTTGATCATTTAGGCTATGCCACTTTTGGCATCGGGCACTTAATCACGGATAAAGATCCAGAGCAAGGGTGTACAGTCGGTACTTCTATCAGTGAAGAAAGAGTAACAGAGGCTTTCCAATCTGATCTCGATATTTCTATTGGAGAATGTAAAGTTCTTTTTGATTTGTGGGATACTTACCCAGGGGAAGTCCAAGAGATACTCGTCAATATGATGTTTAATCTTGGGCGTCCTCGACTTAGTAAGTTCAAAAACTTCAAGAAAGCTGTAGATCTAGGCGACTGGGTCAAAGCGGGTATTGAAGGAAGAGACTCCTTATGGTGGAAGCAAGTAGGTAATAGAGCCGAAAGGCTTATGGTAAGAATAGAAAGTGTCTAAACTTTTGATAGGAATTATAGCAGCGATGGGTAGTGCGGGTTTTCTGTACTATCAATTCGCTGTTGTACCTATGCAAAATAAACTAGAAGAACAAACTGCTGTAATCCTTGCCCAAGACCTGCGAGATCAGGAGCAAAAGGCTACAATCATCGCAGTTCAAGAAAACATGGAGAAGACAGTAGCAGCTAGTGCAACTCTGCAGAGGCAGAACCAACAGTACGAAACTCAGATGGCCGACTACTTGGACATCTTTCGCAGACATAACATAGCGCAGTTAGCTAGTGCAAAACCTGGTTTAATGACTACGCGAGTAAACAACGGTACGGAGAAAGTATTCAATGAAATTGAAGATATTAGCAAGCGCATTAACTCTCTTAACGATTAGTGGCTGTAGCCTATTACCTCAGCCTCCCCGTGAGGTAGAGATTATAACCAAACCGATAGAGATTATAATCACACAACCTATCATGCCACGACCCCTTAATCTCAAGGAGCCGAACTGGTATGTAGTATCTGACACTAAAATAGCCAATAAAGATGGGCTATATCCCGAAGGTTATACCTATTTCGATAAGTTCGTAGATGACATCAAAAAGAAACATGGTGGAGATCTAGTGTTTATCGCAATGAGTGTAGCAGACTATGAGTTAATGTCTTATAACACGCAAGAGTTGAAAAGATATATTAGTCAACTCGGTGAAGTTATTGTATACTATAAAGAAGTAACTACTCCCAAAATTAATCCTATAGAGAAGTAATAGTGAGATATCAAGTAATAAAGGACTTTCTGCAGCCAGACTTGGTAGCAAAGCTAAGTGACTATATTTATGACGCTACAAGTGACAAGTGGACTTACTACTATAAGGTTGGAGAAGAAGAAAAACCTGCCTCTATAAAAGCAAGTATAAAAGGTATTCAGAGTAAGTTAGACTATAAAAACTTGCTAAAGAACAGTCTACAAGAAGGGCACTTTACTTATAGTTTAAAAAGACTATCAAAATGCAGAGAACGTTTCTGTAGCTGTCCTTTATGTGACTTTAGAAAAAACCTATTACAAACACCCGACTTCCTAGACTTTATAGGCGAATTGGCGGGTATAGATAAGCTACAGCTTGTAGAAATGTTTGCAAGCGTGTACGGAGAGGGAGACTTTTTAAGTATTCACCCAGACCCTAACTTTGATGTTGCTTTTATATTTAACCTCACACAAGACTGGAAGTACGAGTACGGAGGTTGTTTAACTATATTCGACAGTAAAGAAGAGCCTCCAAAAGTAATACTTCCAGAGTATAATTCTCTAGTATTATTATATTTGGGGAAAGAGGGTATAGATCACTATATTAGTGAAGTATCTTCTTTAGCTCCACATTCTCGCATTGCGCTCAGCGGCTGGTTTAATGCACCCGAGAAATAGTTCTTGACACTCTATCTGAATTTTAGTATAATACTTATTCAAATTTACGGAGAGCACCATGAATTTATTTTATTTAGACGAAGATCTAGATAAGTGTGCTGAGTATCATGTTGATAAACACGTCAACAAAATGATACTCGAAGCCGCACAGCTTATCAACACAAACCTCTGGGTAGATCATCTATTCGGATTTGTTCCTCGTCCTATCACTAAAGAAGAGAATGCAGTTCTTCAGACTACCCGTAAAGAACAAAAAGAGCTTGCAATGGAAGATCGTATCTTTCCTTACTTGCCTACAATGCAGAACCACCCCTCTTGTGTGTGGGTGCGTTCCTCATTAGAAAATTACTTCTGGACAAACTGCTATGCTTTTGCTCTTGGTAGCGAAGCACACTATCGTTATGGTAGTAACCATAAGAGCTTAGCAATGCTACACGCTTTGCCAGAGCCTAAACACATGGAAGATCATGGCTTTACGCAGTTTGCTTTAGCAATGACAGAGGAACTAAAAGATTATGATAGCCCTATACAGTCTTATCGCAATTTCTATATGCTTGACAAAGCTACGTTTGCTGAGTGGAAACATAGAGAAAAACCACCTTGGTGGGATGAAGAGTTGGCTGACTACGAAAATAGAATTTCAGGACAATAAAAAGGATAACAATAAATGTTTGTAAAACTTATATCACCTAAGGGTACGTCTGACCTGTTGCAAGATATTGCATACATGGCAAGAGTATCAAACCCAGCAAACCAGAACAATGAAAAAACTTCTGATAAATTAGTTAAATACCTAATTAAGCATAAACACTGGTCTCCTTTTGAGATGGCAAGTATTACTATGGAGATTAATACTACACGTGACATTGCTCATCAAATAGTAAGACACCGTAGTTTTGCTTTTCAGGAGTTTAGCCAACGCTATGCAGCTCCTGGGGATCTCGAAGAATACCCTTACGAGTTGAAAGAGACTCGTATGCAAGACGAAAAGAATCGTCAAAACAGTATTAAAACCGAAGATGCTTTGCTACACCAACACTGGATACAGCAACAGAAGCGTGTAATAGACAGCGCAAGAAGTGCTTATGAGTGGGCTATCGAACTCGGTATTGCAAAAGAGCAGGCGCGAGCAGTCTTACCAGAAGGTTTGACTAGAACTCGTTTGTATATGCACGGCACTGTTCGTTCGTGGATTCATTACATTGATGTGCGTACTACACCAGGTACTCAAAAAGAACATATGGATATTGCTCGACAGTGTGCGTATGCAATCAACCCCGTGTTCCCCCTGATTAAGGACTTTGTGCATGATTAATAATCCACTAGACAAACAAGAAGGCGGGTCACATTACGATCTGCCTATTCAACCACTGGAGTATATCCATGCAAATAGTTTGGGATACATCGAGGGTAACATTATTAAGTACATAACTCGGCATCGAAACAAGAACGGTGCAGAGGACATTAAAAAAATCATTCACTACTGTGAATTACTACTGGAGTTAGAGTATGGCACTGAAAAGAGTGAAGAAGAAAGATTACGAAAATCTGACGTTCAAGAACATAGAGAAAGTGAAAGCTCTCCTGAACCCAGAGCCTTCAGCCCAACCTTCGGGGGTATCGTCAACCAAACCGATAACTAAGAAAGAAGCCTGTGATATCCTTAATATAGCCTATAATACGGCAAGATTACAAAAAATTATTGAAGACTATGATGAAAGAAAAGCATATACCAAAAAGCGTAAAGCGTCTCTACGAGGCCGCCCTGCGAGTACTCCAGAAATCGCTGAAGCGTGCTCAAGTTTCCTCGGAGGAGATACTATCTCAGATATCTCCAAAAGACTATTCAGGTCTCCCTCTTTCGTTCGAAACATTCTTGAGACAGTGGGAGTACCGGAAAGACCAGCAAACAAAGAAGAAAAAATGACTCCACACTACTTTCCAGACGAGTGTGTGGCAGAAGACTTTAAAAATGGAGAGATTGCATGGTCTGCTCAGTATCATAGTACCGTTATAGTCAAGGACAGACTGACACCTGAGTATGTAAAAGCAAAGAAAGGTATGACTACTGTTGACTATGATGGTAAGTATGGCTGTCCTTGCTATGGTATCTATGTCGTACAGAAGATAGATAGCGAAGATACTTATTTTTCAAGTGTACAGACTGGCGGTTTTAGCGCATATGCCCCAGCATATGACTTAGGAAAGCTGACTCATTTGGAAAAATATGGAATAAATTTAGAGAGGTTATAAAAAATATTTCTTGACAACTTGGTTATATTTTGCGATAATAGTTTTTCAAATTTAGGAGAATTAACATGTGGGCATTTATACTAATCGCTTTAGTTATCGGTTCATCTAGTAACAAGCAGCTAACAAAAAAATGTGAGCAAGAAATAAAAGACAATATTGCAGAGAGCATGTACGAGTGTAAGAATTATTACCGTACTAGGCTGAAATAAATTGGGAGATCGATTTTATCAGCAACAGATAGAGAAAACGGGCACTTGCCCTGGACTAATAACAACCAAAAGGAAAAGAAAAATGGCTTGGGATGACAACAAGAAAGCACAAGCAGTATCAATGTATGAAGAAATGGATCCGTGCCCAGAAACTAGCATGGAGATTGTAAAAGGTATTGCAGACGAATTAGACGAATCACCTAACGGTGTTCGTATGATCTTGACAAAAGCTGGCGTTTATGTTAAGAAAACCCCTGCAGCTAAATCTAGCAGCGGGACAACTACAGGAGGAGCCGGAGGTACTCGTGTCTCTAAAGCAGCAGCGGCAGAAGCCCTTATTGCAATTTTAGGTGACGCAGGACAAGAAGTTGACGAGGAAATTATTGCCAAGTTGACAGGTAAAGCCTCCCAGTACTTTACTTCTATAATTACTAAAATTAACGAAGCATAAGTAAACTACCCCACTAGATTCTTCTAGTGGGGTCTTTTTGTATCTATAGAAATCACCTTGCAGTAAGTAACTTCACAATAATGATTGCTGAAATACTAACCCAAGGAGCTATAGTGAAAAAGCAAGAACTGGCACAATTAGTGCACAACTATGGAGATGCCGTTATTACTTACCGTAGCGAACATTCCAAAAAACTAAAGTACAATGTTTGTACTTTAGACTTTTCAACCCCCTACATTCAGAAAAAGAAAAATAGAGCAAAGGAAACCCCAGATACTCTTCTTTTCTTCTGTTGGGACACTGATTCATATCGCCTGCTGAGACCTTCTAATGTGTCTAGTGTAGTACCACTATCTTCTATTCTCAAGAATGAGGGCAGATAATGGAACTACATCAAGCCCCAGAAGCATACTCTCGTGTTATTCACTATGATGAAGTTAAAGAGATACAGGTAAGGCTTACGATTAATACCTTTCGAGGTATAGAGTACATACATTTACGTAAGTACTATATGGACTTTGAAGAAGAATGGAAACCAACGCCTGAGGGTATAGCAATGCCTTTAGACTTAAGTAACTCAAAAGAACTATTTATAGGACTCACAGAGATACTATCGCTAGCCGAGTCTAAAGAGTTAGTACAAGAACATTTTTCTGATTTAATTGACGATCTCTATAAATAATTCTTGACAATCTCCTTAAAGTTCCGTATAATATCTTTTCTTATTTAGGAGAATTATATGCAAGCGTTTTTAGATAGAGCGAGTACTATGTACTACGAGGGTTATCCTATCATCTCTGATGAAGAGTTTGACCTTCTAGCTGGAAAGCATAACTACAACAAAGTGGGTTACACTGTTACGGATGCGGTTTCGCATACTTATCAAATGTACTCGTTGCAGAAGTGTTTTGACATAGACAAAGCTCCTCTTGATATAGAAGATTGCATACTTACTCCTAAGTTAGATGGAGCAGCAGTCTCTTTGTTGTATGTAAACGGCAGCTTGGTATTAGCCCTCACGAGGGGTGACGGTATCCAAGGAAGAGACATCACTGATAAGATGGCACAGCTTGTTCCTGATCCTATTAGCGATAAACGTGTTATCCAAGTAACAGGGGAAGTTGTTGCCCCTAGTAGTATTCCGAACTCTCGCAATTTCGCTGCGGGGTCACTCGGATTAAAAGGTTTGTCAGGACTCGATGAGTTCAATACACGCCCTTTAGTATTCGTTGCATATGATGCGACACCAGAATTGTGCGTCCACGACTATAGCAGTACCTTGCGGAAACTAGAGTTACAAGGCTTCAATTCAGTTGATCATTTCGATACTACAGATTACCCTACCGATGGACTTGTCTATCGACTGCGGGATAATCTTAAGTACTTGCAACTAGGACATACTTCTAAACACCCCCGTGGTGCCTTTGCTCTTAAAGAACAGGCCGAAGGGGTGGAGACAACTCTAATTGATGTAGTGTGGCAACTCGGTAAGAGTGGCGTTGTAAGTCCAGTAGCGATCTTAGATCCTATTGAAATCGGAGGCGCAACTGTTTCGAGAGCTACCCTGCACAATATAGAGTATATACGAGACTTAAACCTACAAGTAGGTTGTCGGGTCTCTGTAATAAGGTCAGGGGAGATAATCCCTAGGATCATTAGACGTGTTGAAAAATAGTTCTTGACAGAAACCTTAAATTCCAGTATAATACTTATTCAATTTCAGAGGAATACAAATGACTAAAATCGAAGCCCCAACAAACTGCCCTAGCTGCAGTTCGGTGTTAGAAGAAGTCAACTATCTTCTGTATTGTAGAAATCCGCATTGCGGAGAAAAAGTTCTTAAACTTATCGAACACTTCGCCAAGACTCTGAAGATTAAAGGTCTCGGGCCGGTCACTGTAGCTAAGCTAGATATAGTTTCTCTTGAGGAATTATACTCCATGTCTTACGCTGACATTGTCCACCAGATCGGATCTGAAGTACTCGCGGTGAAGTTAGTAGATGAATTGGAACGCTCTAAAAGTGCACCGCTAAATGTACTTTTACCTGCTTTTAGTATCCCTCTTATCGGGAAGACAGCTTCGGAAAAACTATCCAAAGTCTGCGAAGATATCGAAGAAATAGACTATGATTTGTGCCGAAAAGCCGGTCTTGGTGAGAAGTCTACAGCTAGTTTATTGGACTGGCTAGAGACGGAGTTTTATCAGCAGAGTATGCTACCTTTTAGCTTCAAGTTTGAGAACAATCAAACAACAA